GTATCAGTTAAATTTTCAGCATCTATTTGCTTTAATACCTCTTTAGTAATTCTAATAGATAGGTTGTTCATAACATCAGCCAAGTCTTTAGGGTTTGCTACTATTCCAGAACCCTTACTTGTAGTATGCCCTACCAATTCATTATATGCTGTATTGTTAGCCATTATCTATGTTTTAACTTTTGCATCTGTTCTCTATGTATTTGATCTTGCATCTTTTGCTTATCTTTAAAATAACAACACATGTTTAATCCATATATTACATCCCATTTTACAACCACCTCAAACTTATCTACTCTACTATTACACAAACTATCAACTATTGACCACCAGCCCCACCTACTTGCAAAGCTATCTGCTGAGCCTCTTTTATCTTCTTGTTGGCTGTCTGCATCAAAGAAGTTTTTATAGTTTCCATTAAGTGTGGATAGCGTTGATAAAAAAAAACACCTATTGGATAAGCAATTGTAATTGGCATATTCTTATAGAAATTATCTGCTGTTTCTCTTAGCACATCATCATCAACCTCAGCATCTTTAAAACCAAACATTGTTTTATAAACTGGTCTGCATATTATTGTAAGTATTTTATGTAGGTTTTGAAATACTAACTCTTCATTATTTTTAGCACCTTGCAAAATATCCATTATGTTAATATACTCACCAAATAATAATTTATTAGCATCATATTTAAACTC